CGCCTTCCTCAGCCGGGATACGGTCCAGATTTTCAAGTTCACGGATGTCGTTGGCACTCATCCAGCCGTTCTGCCTGCCGATGGCGTAACCGTTCATACGGCTCTGGTAATCGCCACGGAGCAGACCGTCCACATTGAACTTGATAAAATAAGCAGCCTTCTCAGAATTGGAAACAAGCGCTCGAATCATCGATTGCTCCCACCTTACGAGCCAAGGTTCCAAGGTGTATTTCACAAATTCTAAAGACTGCTGCTCAATATTAGAAAAGCTCGACTTCTCAAGGTCGCCGACCATGTGAGGTGGGACTCTGAAAATTCGAGCAATTTCATTGATTTGGAATTTCCTCGTTTCGAGGAATTGTGCCTGTTCCGGTGAAATGGAGATAGGCGTGTATTTCATGCCTTCCTCCAGAACAGCCACTTTATTTGCATTGCCACTGCCACCGAAGGTGTTCTGCCAGCTTTCACGCACACGCTGCGGGTCCTTGATGGTGCCGGGATGTTCCAAGATGCCGCCCGGTGTGGCACCGTTAGCGAAGAACTTCGCACCGTATTCCTCGCAGGCGATGGCCATGCCGATTGCGTTTTTCGCCATAGCGATAGGACTGTAGCCGACCAGACCGTCAAAGCCGAGGCCCGGAATATGCAACACATCGGACGGCTGCAAAATGACTGCTGTATCCTTATTTCGGATGGCTTCATCGTTGCCTCGGTAGTAGGTGTAGTAGAGGTGGCCGTTTTCGTCACGGTCTACCACCATACGATTTGGCATCAGCGGATACAGGGCCACGACTTCACCTTTGCCGTTGCGGATAATCTGCGCATAGGCATTTCCCCAGAGGAGTAGGTGCGTCATCAGAGTTTCCCTGAATACAAAAGAGGTCATTTCAGGGTTCGGCTCATCGTGGAGCAGTACATACAGCGGATGGTCGATGGCTTTTTCCTTGCCGCCGGTATCGGTGTAGCGATAGAGGTGGAGAGGAAGTCCGGCCACAGCCTCTGCCAGAATACGTACACAGGAATACACTGCGGTCATTTGCATGGCAGAGCGCTCGGTCACCGCTTTGCCGGAGGTGGAGCCGCCAAACAGAAAACGGTAGGCACTACCGGCAGTGGCATTGCTGGGCTTGTCTCTCGCCTTGAATATTCCAGATAAAATTCCCATAGGAATCACACTCCCTTCTTAAATGAAAAGTATGCCACGCTCGTCATAGACGCTGGCAGAGTTGTTGTTGCCACAGCGGATCGCACGGTCGAGGCCCATGATGGTAGCAACGGCACCGTCGATTTTCTCTGTGGATTTTTCCTTGTCGGCTTTGATGTTTCCGGCTGGGTCTGTACGGACGAAAATGTTGTCCATCATCCAGCGCAGAACCGGATGACCGCCGTGGGCGATTTTTTGTTCCAAGGTCAGCTTCATCAGCTCTTTGGTCGGAGGCGACATATCTTTGAAGCCCTGACCGAAAGGCACCACCGTAAATCCCATGCCCTCAAGGTTCTGTACCATCTGCACAGCGCCCCAGCGGTCAAAGGCGATTTCACGGATATTGAATTTTTCGCCCAGCTGTTCGATGAATTTTTCGATATAGCCGTAGTGGACCACATTGCCTTCGGTGGTCTGAAGGAAGCCTTGCTTCTCCCAGACATCGTATGGAACATGGTCACGGCGCACTCGCAGTTCCAGTGTATCTTCCGGTATCCAGAAGTACGGGAGGACCACATATTTGTCATCCTCATCCAGTGGCGGGAACACCAATACAAAAGCCGTGATGTCTGTGGTGGACGAAAGGTCCAAGCCACCGTAACATACACGGCCTCTTAGGGATTCTTCAGTTACTTTGAATGCGCAGGCATCCCATTTGTCCATAGGCATCCAGCGAACAGCCTGCTTTACCCATTGGTTCAAGCGCAGCTGTCTGAAAGCATTCTCCTCGGCGGGATTCTGCTGGGCCGATTCACAAGCGGCCTGTACCTTGTCGATGCCCACCGTAATGCCGAGAGAGGGATTGGCTTTCTTCCAGACCGCCGGGTCTGTCCAGTCATCATTCTCGTCAGCACCGTAAATGACAGGATAGAAGGTCGGGTCAATTTTCCTGCCTTCCAGAATATCCTTTGCTTTCTGGTGGGTTTCGTAGCAGATGGAGTTGGTGTCAGTACCGGCAGTGGTGATCAGGAAATACAGAGGCTGCATTCGGGCATCACCGGAGCCTTTTGTCATAACATCAAATAGTTTTCTGTTCGGCTGCGTGTGCAGCTCATCAAAAACAACGCCGTGGATATTAAAACCGTGTTTGCTGTAAGCCTCAGCCGACAGCACCTGATAGAAGCTGTTGGTTGGCTGGTACACGATTCGTTTCTGGGAAGCCAGAATTTTGACACGGCGATTCAGCGCAGGACACATACGCACCATATCGGCAGCAACATCAAAAACGATGGTTGCCTGCTGGCGGTCAGCTGCACAGCCATATACCTCGGCACGTTCCTCGCCATCGCCGCAGGTCAGAAGAAGCGCCACCGCAGCGGCAAGCTCGGACTTGCCCATCTTCTTGGGGATTTCGACATAGGCTGTCGTAAATTGTCGATAACCGTTGGGTTTGATGGTACCGAAGATGTCTCGGATAATCTGCTCCTGCCAATCGATAAGCTCAAACGGCTTACCTGCCCATGTGCCTTTGGTGTGGCAGAGGCATTCTATAAAATTGACTGCGTAATCCGCCAGTTCTTTACTGTAGGTGGAGTCCGCAGCCATAAATTTCGTCGGTGTGTAATTTTCCAGTTTTCGCAAGCGCCGCTTCCTCCTTTCAAAAGGGCATAAAAAATACAGCCCGTCGGCTGCACTACGAGAGAAAGAGCCTTGCAGCTCAGTCTCAGGGCTATTTTATTAGCGTGGGTTTAATAATTGTTGCTGTGAATCAGAAGCTCCAGTGCAAGTTCGGTGTCTGGGTCGTTTGGTCTGATGTCCCAGCCTCTATCGTAATTACATACGATTTTGCCGTTCCTCTTGAGCATCAGTTTGCTGATTTTTCCACCGTTGATTCCGTACTGAGATGGCTCTTCAAATACCTTCATCCAGTAGTGGAAGATGCTGTCGTATACTTTCAGGGAACCTTCGTGCCACATACTCTGCACCTCCTTAAACGCTCATCATGCGGATGGCCGGGATTCTGGCTCTCTGGTTGGTCTGCCAGTCGGTGTAGTTGGCGTTGACCTCGGTGATGCCATCCATCTTGAAGCCGTTCTTCTCGAAAGCTGCAAGGGTGGGAATCAGGCTGGAGAAGGTGCTGCTGATGGTAAATTCAGCGATGCCGTTTTCCTTCATGCAGGCGGCGATGGCTTCAATGTCCTCATCCCAGATGACCTCGTTAAAATCAATCAGGTCGTTGCCTGCGTCGAGGCTCTTGCGGTATGCCCAGAACATGGTGCCATTGATACCGTATTCCTTCAGGCTTCCAGCCTGTTCTGCGATGGCTCTTTCAAAAAGTTCAATTTTCTTCATGGTGTTGTTCCTCCGTAAAATGTGTTTTTCCCTTTCGGTGTACACATATTCGCTCTAAAAGCACATAATAGCAAGTCATTTCTGCGATATAAATCGTAGAATACTGCACGATGTTTTGCCGGTATATTTGTGTAGATTATTTCGACACTTTTCGACAAACATCGACGCCGTAGACCACATTCAGGCCAGAGCCGTTGTCCCAATGCACCATGATGGAGCCGGTGTCATCCACGCCCCTTACGGTTCCAAGAGTGCCGACCGGAGGAGCCTGCGCATCGTCCATCTGGACCAGCTCCACACGAGTGCCAGCGGGATACTGGCTGCGGATTAAATCCACTGTTGCCTTATTTGGAAATCTCATCGCTGGCCACCTCCTTCTTAGCGCCGCTTTTGAATGCGGAAGATCCGCTCAGGTTCTTCAAGAGAATCTTGCGCTCGGTTTTGTATTCGTTGCCGATGAAGCCGAGGCGGAGCAGGAAGCAGCGGAAAGCGTACTTCTCATTATCGACCTGCTTTTCGGTGGCGCTTACACGCTTCTGGTTTCGGGCCATTTCGCAGAGCTTGCAGATGAAGGTGTCGTATGCCTTCACACTGTCTGCGTCCGGCTGACCGGGGAACCAAGGGAAGGAAACCTTT